TATCTGATGATGCTGGAGGAGAAGTAAATGTTATCTGTGATCCACTAATACTGTATGCAGATGTGTACTGTACAACACCTGATATAGATATGATTGCATTTGCATCTGTTTGTGGAAACACAGCAGTTCCACCAGATGTCAGATTAAATGTAACATTAGAAGCATTAAAACCACTAGATATATCATCTAGCTCTATATAGTTTCCTATAGTTGGTTCTCTACCTACATAACTCATATTAACCTAACCTAAATCCTTGAAAAAGTTTTCCTGTAAGATTTGCTGTTCCTCCTGTGACTTGCATACCATAAAGTTCAATATAGTCACTTGCTGATAAATCTAATATTGCTGTTATAATAGCACTCTCATACGATGTACCATATGATTGTGACCTAAACTGAATACCTGCGAGACTACCATTTTTATATAAATCTAATGTAACATATCCTGTCACATTTGATAATCTTGCTTTGCCAACAAAAAAATATTTACCTGCTTTTCCGCTAGGTACGGTAAACTTTGAATCTGCAAAAGCACTATCAGTATCAAAATCTTCACTTGTAACTGTTAATTTAGTCATGGTAGCATTTGACAAACTTTGATTTACATCTGCATGTGCAACAAATGAGGGTGTATTACCCCCTGCATCTGCAAAACTTAAATTACCTGAACTATCTGTTTGTAAAAATTTATCTGTAGCTGGAGCAGTAGATGGGAAAGTAAGTGTATAACTTTGTGATGCACTATGAGGTGGTGACTTTAACTTAATACCATGTGAGTTTACTCTACAATTAAGTTGTAGATACCCATCATTAGATCCGTTATCACCTTTAACTGTCAGACCAGCAGTAGCATCAGATATCAAATTTACTTTATCTTTAGATACTGAACCAGCTGCAATATCATCACTGGTTAATATAGCGTTAGTAGGTTGTCTACCTATATAACCCATTCTATGTTATCTCCATTATTGATAATGCTGCATCTATCTTAGCTGAAACAGAGCAATCAATCTTTACTACATCTGTAGTTTGTAATACTACCTTTGATCCTGTAAGTACTTCAAGAGTACCACCAACAGGAATAGGAGCATCTTTTACTACAAATACATTTTGATTTGTTTCTGTATCAGAAGTATCTGATTCAATCTTAACACTAACATTTACAGCTGATGAATGGACATTACATAGTAATAATCCTAGAACTACAGAAGTTGTAGAACTTGGTACTGTATATAGTGTTAAAGGTGTACCAGCACTTGATGGCATAGCATCATTTGTTTTTACTTTGAATGTATTAGCCATTTGGTCCTTTCTATCCTAATGCTATTGCTAAAGCTGTAGCATCATCTAGTGATGCACCAGTTGCAGTAGCTGCTATTGTTAATGTTTCATTACCACCATCATTACCTTCTGTAAAGGAAATGTTGCTACCAGCAACTAATTTACCATTTAAGAAGCCTGGTGTTGTATCGTTTGCACTAACACTAACCTTGACATCAGTATCAGATACAATGGCAACCCATGCCGATCCGTTATAATATTTTAATTGATTACTTGTAGTATTATAGAATAAATCACCCTCATCTAAAGATGATGATGGATCAGAAGATCCTATTCTATATTGATTAGCAAAAGTATTTACATCTGTAATATTAGAAGCTGTAGTATTGACATTAGCTATATTTGTAGCAACTGTACCAATATTAGTATTAGCACCAGCTACTGTATTTATGTTTGTATTATTACCAGCAACTGTATTGATATTGGTTGCATTTCCAGCAACAGCATCAATGTTTGTTTGATTACCAGCAACAGCTGTAATATTAGAGGCAGCAGCAACTACCGAGTTAATATTGGATTCATTACTGGCTACAGCATTTACATTAGAAATATTACTTGCTACAGAGTTTATATTAGATGCGTTTGAGTTTACTGTGTTTATAGCACTACTCATTCCAGCAACTGTAGTTACATTACTAGATATACCAGCTACAGTCGTTACATTTGATGATATACCAGCTACTGTGGTAACATTAGATGCTATTCCAGCAACTGTAGATATAGCAGATGATATACCACTAACTGTATTTATTTCATTTACTATACCAGCAACAGTAGATACATCTGTAATTGACTGTGAAAATTCTAAAGCATTACCAGAACTGTTTACAGACAGTACTTTATTAGCTGATAGTTCTGGAAATGTAAGGTTAAATGCAGTTGATGTAGAAGATTTAGCTTGTGGAGAAAACTTGTTATCTCTCTCATTTTGCTGAATCATAGCAATAATTTTGTCTAGTTCAGTATTAAGTGTTTCTATTGGAAATGTACCAGATACAGGAAAATCAGATGCTCTAGCTACAGATAAATCTCTTAGTATTGTATATTTATCATTTACAGTAGCACCACCACCAAGTGTAATAGATCCACCACCTGATACACCAGCACCAGTTACTGAGTACTGTGTAGCAGAAGATGGACTAGCTGTAAGTGTAAGGGTAGTATCTGCACCATTAGATGCAGCTGTTTTAATAACTGTTAGATCTCCATCTGCAAAAAACTCAAATGGTACAGTAAATGTAGTTTGACCACCAGTTGCTGTATATTGCACTCTAGGAGATGTGTCTGATATTGCTAATGCCATTTACCTTATACCTTTTTCAAATTTATCAAATATACTATCTAAATACCATATATTCTGAAAAGGTAAAGTTTTTCGTATTGCTCTAGCAGTTGTATAGTCATGTTTGCCTTTACCCCAATCCATCATTATATCTGTCAAGTTTGCTATATAACTAGCAGTTGGACCAAATAAACCTACTTTTTGTTTCAATGTAGGTTGATATGGTCTACCAGCACCTAATGCTGGTGCTAAACCTAGTCTATTATTAGATAATGTTTCTACCATTCTATTAACATCACTAAATATTCCTAATATTGCAGATCTTTCTATAGCTGATACTAATTTATCTCCAAATTTTTTCTTACTATAATCTCTACCAAACTGTCTATTTCTCATAGCATCTACCATAGCACCCATAGATACTAAAGCTACTACACCAATCATAAAGTTTGAATCTCTTTCTTGCATACCTCTCATCAGCACTCTTTGTGTAGCTGCCATACCAAACTTTTTAAATTGTGCTAATACACCACCTATCTCTGTATTCATCCATAGTGGTACATCACCTTTACTTGGTGTTACAATAGTAATATTAATATCTTTTTGTAGTGCTGATAAGTAAGTATCTCTTGCTTTTTTATCAGTCCAGTTATCTGCTCTTGCTACTCTAAGTTTACTGTATCCAGCAGATTCACTTGCACCTTTACCTAAACCAAATTGTTTATATTGTTCATATATAGCTTTTGCCATATCTTCATCAATAAATAAATTTTTTAACTGCGCTCTTGCTTTTTCACTAATAGCTTTACCTTTTGCCATAGCTTCTACATAATCTAAAATTTTAGATCCATTAACTAAACTAGCAATATTTTTAACTCCAGTATTCCAGATATTCATAGCATTTATATAACTAAAATAAAAATTAGTAATCTGACCACTTTTTCTTTCTAGTGTATTCATCAACCCAAATATATCTCCAGTATCTGCAAACAATGCAGCTCTAGTACCTAAAAACATATCAGTAGCTTCACCAGTAAGTTGTGCATCTGATCTAGATAATTTTAACATCCTCCAACCCATGTCTTTAAAAAATGCTTCATACAATCTACCAAAGTTTCTTTTTATACCATCTGCCATAACTACTCTTGCTACATCAGGTACAGCAGCTAGTATTCCAGATAAATATGTCATAGCTGTAATATTTTTGGCTACTCTAATACTTGATGACATAGCAGAAGATGGATCAGCTGATAATCCATATGTACCTCTAAGTAAACCAATATTAGCTTCTAAATCATCTAAAGCCTCTACCATTTCTCTTCTAATAGCTGCTTTATCTGCTTTAGTTTTAGCTCTAAATATTCTATCTTGATATTCTTTATAAATTTGTAATAAGCCTGGTCTAAATCCACCAGCTGCAAAATTTAAACCTAATGCACCAGGATCGCCAAACTTTTCAGTCAAAACAATATCTGGCATAATTGATCTATAATAACCCCTCATCAAACCAAATATATCACCTTCTATAAAACCTTTTGATATTAGTTCATCATCATTCAAATCTAATCTTCTTGCTTTAACATGGTCTGATATACCGAGTGGTGTAGAAATATAACCTTCTTCAGAAGCAATTATTTTTTGCCATTTTTGTATTCTATAAAAAGGTTGTTGTGTAAGTATACTATCAACAATGTCTACAGCATCTTTATATTTAGCATTTGGATTATCTTTAAGTAAAGCTCTATATATAATTTTAGTAAACTCTGTTTTTCTTTTTTTAATTACATCTTTTTTATAAAATCTAGGTAAATAGTTTTTTCTTAAACCAGTATTAGCAGATATGTATTTTATTTTAGATTCTATTTCTTCTATCTTGGTTTTTATAAAGGCAGTACTAAAATCTTGACCTTCTATTTTTATAGTATTTAAACCTTGTTTACGCATTAAATCTAATTTACCTTTCCAAAAATCTAATTGCTTAAAAGGCATTATTAAAAATAATCCTGAATCATCTGCTCTTCTACCAATAGTATTAAAAAAGTTTTCTCTAATAATTCTTGCTGCCTGTACTACTTCATCATCTAAATTTGAGGATCTACTTACTAATGCTCTAGATACAGCAGCTCTAAATTCAGGAAATGACATAATACCATCTTTAGAAACACCCATTTTTCTCATTACTCTAGAAACACCTCCAATATCTTTTTGCATTTCCTTTGACATTCTTGCTAGATATTTATCATACATATCTTCAATGTTTCTCATAGATGCAACAATCATAGCTTTGCCTCTATTTATTTCATTTTCTATAGAAATAGTTGTTGCACCACCTTTTAAATCAAAATTCTTTTTTTGATATAATGGTATTTCTAATAAATCAGATACCATCTGCCGAGCTGACAAAACACTTTTTTGTAAACCTCTAAATACAGCTGTTAATGGTGTATCTTCTAACCCTAACAAAGTTTTTGATATTTCTTCACCTAACATTTCTTCATTATAACTTTTTTGTGGTTGTATATCTCTAGTTCTAGCAGCACCAGCACTTTGTGTATTTGGTGTTTCATTAGGATCTAAGTATCTTGGATCTATACCTTCTGCATCTAATTCATCTAAACTTTTTTGTACATTAGTTTTTTCTAAACTATTTGCACTATCTGTATATTTTTCATATCTAGCTAAATCTTTTGCAGTCTTTAAACCACCTATACCATTTAATTTATTAATTAATCCAGGCAATAGAAAAGATGTACCCATAATAGCTAATCCAATATTAGTATCTCTTTTTTTATCTAATAATTGTTTTGTCATTTCTTCAGCTGTCATAGCCACACCTAATCTTGTAGGTGACATAAATGTTTTACCACCAGCAGTAACATTTAATAACTTTGCTCCTGTACCAGCTAATAATAATGTTGTGGGATCTGTAACTGCACCAGTAACAGTTCCTATAACAGACAATGGAGATAATATATTTCTTACTCTATCTACTTTTAATTCTTTGATAAGTCTTGTTGTATGGTCATAACTTTTTGAATCTTGAAAATATGATAAAAAATCACTGTATCCTGTTAATAATCTTTCATCTTCTAAATATAAATAATCAGGATCTTCAACTTCTTGTCTAGTTTTTTCTATATAATTAGTAATAGCTAATCCAATAACATTCTCTTTGTTAAATGAATCAGTAAATACTGTGTATGCTTCTGCTGGATTGTTGTATAAAGTTTTAAAAAAATACTGTCTTTGTACCTCTGTAGTACTAGGTTTATCTGCTATTGATTCAAATCTATAATTACCTTTTATAATTGTCATTGTAACGCAACTTCAGGTACAAATTCTTCTTCTCTTGGTGGTAATTGATTATCTATATATTTATCATACTCATCTCTTAAATTTTCCCAATCATAATGACCAAGTGTTACAAACTGTGCAAAAGGTTCAAGTATAGGATCAGTAATTGGTCTACCAGAATCAAATATTTCTAATAAATTTCTTTGCATATATCTAGGCATAAATGGAAACGCTTTATTAATAAATGAATTTTTGTCCTGTATAATTGTAGAGTGTCTTACATACTTAATATCACTAAATGTTTTTGGTGCATCAGGATCAAACACACTAGCTGAATCTATTTCCATTTTATATGTTTCACGCTCATTTTGTAATGATTGTCCATGAAATGAAGAATTTGGATTTCTTATAAATATTAAATACTGTGTTTCATCTGCTTCTCCTCCTGGTACTGGTTTAAATTGAAAACTATCTAATTGATTATAAATATCTCTTACTGTAGGTTCTACATAATCACCATCAGGCGCATATAAAAATCCTAAATTATCCATAAACCATTGTTTATCTCCTTTGAGAGATTCACTATTTTCCATATCAGTTAAAGCTATTTTTACTTGTGTTGCTAAATAATAACCAGCATCTTTTTGTGAATATCCAGCTTTTACCATTTGTGTTTCTATTCCATCTTTCATTAAAGTTGGTTGTGCTAAATCACTACTTAATGAAGATATAGAATAATTATTTAAATATAATTGTTGAAAAGCATATTCTAATATATCAGGAACTAATTTTTCTGCTGTATCTTTAGCTCTATCTGGATTGTCTACAAAATCTGAAAGATCCATACTATTAGATAATTTTGTATAAATAATATTATTTAAAAAATCTCTTGCTTCAGGTGCAAATTCAAAAAATATTTTTGCATTTGTTGATGTAAAAGGTTGTCCAGGTAATACATTATCTATTAATGCTGCTGCATTGTTAGTTAAACCTACAAAACCTTTTTCTACAATATTTGGATCTGTATCTGTTATTAATAAGGGTACTTCTCTATTTTGTATAAAAGCATCAATAGGTAAAGATTCTGCATATGGGAAACCTTGTTCTCCTTGTACACTATTCCATAAGTCTAACCATATTTGATTTTCTGTAGTATTTTTAACTACATGCTCAACTAATATATTTGTAAAACTTTCTTCAATAGTATCATTATCAATAATAAATTTTTCTATTTCATTGTTTATAAATGTTATATCTTTATCAATCTTTTCTTTTTGTTGTTGATAAAGTTTTACAGCATTATTTACACCAGCAACTTGTAAATATGCACTACCACCCATTTTTAATGCAAAATTATAAAAACCCATATCTATTTCTTCATTAAAAGATTGAATAGCAAGTGGATTTTCTTGTGTTAAAAACTCTAAAAACTGAACACTTCTAATTATAGTTAATCCTTCATTCTCTCCAGTAGGATTAAACTCAGGATTTGTAATAATTGAATTAGTTTGATTAAGGTAATCATACATAATACTTGGAACAATATTTTCTGTAACCATTATATCTAGTAAACTATTTGTTTGTGGTGATCTTTGATCTGAGGGTAAAGAAAACTCATTTATAAATTGTAACGCATCATAGTTAGCATTAGTTAATTCTATTGAAGCTACTTTATAATCTACTAAAAAATCTTTTAATTCTTTGTCATCTTTAAAAAGACCAATATTATTTTCTTTTAAAACTTTGCTGTATATTGAAAGTTGATTGATATCTATATCTTCATCTTTTAAAATATTTAAAAAAGCCATCTTTTGCACCATAGTATTTATAAGATCTGAATCTTCTTCAAGGTTATAAGACTTAATTAAATTTTCTAATGCTGGTTCTCCTGTAAGTAAAAGTTGTTTTATATTATTAACACTTGTTACTTCTATAGTATTTCTAAGAGTGTTTATTGATTGAGATTGTTGATATTTTAAATTTTGATTAGCTACATCTATCTGTGCTTGATATAAACCTTTTATATTACTTGCTTGTTCATTTGAATTGTTAATTATATTTGCTACATCATCACTTGTTATATTTGGTGCAGATTTAAATAACTCACCTTTAGAATAAGCAATATCTAATTCAGCAGCTAATTTATCTGCATTTTCTATTTGTTGTAAAACATCAGGATCACTAAAATTAATATTTTTATATAAACTTGTTTTTATAGCTGTATATCTACTTTGTTCTAATGCAACAAATAAACTATCAAGATTTTCATTTATTTCTTTTTCACCAAAGTTATATGGATCTAATTGTGCTAAAACATCCAAAGATTTATTATAATCTGATATATCGTTTGTAATACCTAAAGCAATTACATCTGTATCTAATGCAACTTGTTCTAAATTTTGTGGATCAACAGCAAGATCAATACTTGCAAAGTTGCTAGTAATATCTTGTATAATTCTTTGTGCTTCAGTATTTACATTATCATACTGATTCTTAATTAATATTTTATCTGCATGATTTTTAACTGTATTAAATTTAGCTAAAGATTTTTGGTCTACATAACTTGATATATAATTTTTATATCTTTCTGGAGCATTTACTAATAAACTATCCTTGTATCCTAATATTTCATTTTGCATAGCATTTAAATCAGGATCAGCAGAATCTAGTTGTCTATTTGTAGCATCATATAAAAATTTATCTGTGTTTACTTTAAAATCAGATTTCCATTGTTCATCTAAAACTTCTAACTTTTGTAAACTAAGTGTTTCACCAATTTTTCCAATACCTTCTATTATATCTCCAAGATTAGAAGCACTACTTTTTACAACACCTAATTTTGGTGTTATAACAGTAGTTCTATCACCTCTTTGTCTAGTTATTGCCATTATCTTCCTCTATATTTTCTATTAAATAATTCTAATTTATTTTCAGTAGCACTAAATCCCTCTGGTCCTGGCTTATAATATTGATAATAACTCCATCCATTAATAGCATGAGCAGAAGCATTTAATATAGATCCATAAATTAAAGATTGTCTTTCTATTTTAGAATTTACTATGCTTCTATCTAATTGACTATTAGCTAGATCTTGATTTATCTTCATGCTTTTTACATCTTTTGCAGCTTGGTCTAATACATCTTGTTGTATTACTTCTAGACTTCTACTATCATCTAAAATACCAGCTGCTCCAGCTAAAACTTTGTTATTACCAAGAGTATTATTCATTTTTTCCATTCTAATATTTTCACCTTGCAATCCAGCAACTTCTCCATATTTTTTATTTTCTTCATACTGAGCTATTTGATTACTAATAGCTTGATTACCATAATATGCTTTAGTTAAAGATCCTACTGCTTGTCCAGCAGATGCGATTAATAATGCTGTTTCAACTCCCATTAATATACTACCTCTACTGCCATACCTAATAAAGTTAATGGTAATGGTTCTGTTTGTGTTATTTTTACTGTGGGTGTTCTATCATAACCTAAAAAATAAAACTCTTTTTTACCAGTTACAGCAGCAACTGATTGAGCTACATTAAAATCTACTTGTCTAATTATTAAACTTTTTGCTTCTTTATCAGCAGCTTGAAGTGCAACATTAAGTGTATTAGATACATCTATAACTGCCCTAGAAATTCTTTTTATTTGCCCTGTCAAAGGTCCATTAGATATATCTTTATCTATAGGCATAGTTTCTAATGTGGGTGTATAATCAAAACCAATATTTACTCCAGCTGGGTGTGCTTCATTTAAAGTTATTGTATTAGATCCTGATGTAGTGAATGTTCCTAGTGCCATAGTACCATCAACAGCATATACTGATGTAGATGTCAAGTGTGTAGGTGTATTGTGTAATCTACCTTGTACTATTGTAATTACTGCATTATCTGATGGTGTAGCAGCAAGATTTTGATTTAAAACTAATGTATATCCAGACGCTGTAGCATTTACTGTTTGAATAGTGTATTGTGTACTGTTACCAGCTATTTGGATAATATCATTAGGATTAGGTGCTGATGTATAACCATCAACATTTAAAGTTGATCCTGACTGACTACCACCATTTACTTTAGGTGAACCTTGTTGATTTAATGTTGTAACACCAGAAGAATCTAATGTTAGTGCATCAGTTTCTGCAAACTTTTCTAATGTATAAACTGTAGATCCTTGTAATGTTCTTTTAACTACACAGAATAAATTTTCATTTATAGCTGTAATACTTCTAAATTCATCTCCTGTTCTAGTAGTCCATACTGTCCAACCAGCTATTTTTTCAGATCTAATACTATGAAATAAAGCTAGTGTACCATCTGTATTAGTAAAAAATGCAAACTGTTCTGGTTTTGTTGTACTACCAGTTATCATAGTCATATCTACTGGATTGTTTACTACTTGTGATGCAAGTATAGATATTGATGTGGAAGCATATGCTGTTTCGACATCAGAATATAAATATTCTCTAATAGCTCTACCATTCTTTTGTGCATATATAGTTGCACCATCAAAAATTATAGGCTTTGCTCTATTACATCCATAAGGTGTTTGACGCATAAAAATTATGTTTGAAGGAGTAACAGCAGAAGTATCAGTAGATGTAGGTACAAAAAATTCACCACCATCAGTAAATACTTGTAAGTTTCTTGAAGATACTAAATGTCTAATTTCGTTTACTCTATCACCAGCAACTGTTACATCAATAGCATCATCAGCAGCACCACTACCTATGTCAAAGTTAAAATATTCTCCTACTTTACTTGCTATTACAGAAGCTGGTTTATCTCTTACACCACCAAAATATAATCTATTATCGTGAAATGTAACTGCTTGTGGAAAGCCTTTGATAGAAGATATTAATTGTTCTGCCCAAATAAAATGGGGTCCTACTGTATCTACTTCTTCTATAACAGTTACTGTTACTACAGTAGCACTTGTAAATCCTGTCACTTTTACTTGTTTATTATTTACTAATAAATATGTACCTACATATGCACTTGTAAAATAACCAGAACTAGCTGTTAATGTTCTTCCTGTTCCAGTAGTTTTATCTGATAAAGTTACTGATATTGAAGCATCTGCATATTTAAAAAATGGTTGTGTTGTTTTAATAGCACCACTCACAGATACTGTTTCATCTTCTTCAAATGTAAATAAAGATACACTAAATGAAGATGCTGATGCTCTTACTATTTTTACTATAGGATTATTTCTATGAACTATAAATACAGTATCACCAAACTGTGCATAGTTTAGTTCAAATAACTGTGCTGTAGTCCAGTTACAATTACTTGTAATAT